CTTTTGGTATTGATGCAAAATTTTGTCCTGTGATGGTTATTGTGCCACCAACGTCTGCATCAATAACTGTAGGTGTAAAACTAGATATAACAGGTTGTGTTTCAGTTGGTATTGTAGCTGATCCACCTAGATTCACAGCAACTCCATTAATTGTAATTTGTTCGTTTACTAATGCTGAATTAGGAACACTATCATTTGGTAAACTTATAGTCTGACCTGCGTTTCCTATTTGAACACTAGTTCCTGACTGTGGTATAATTTTATTAACTTCTAATGTACTCATTATATAATTACTAAGTTACCTGTTACTGTTACTGTACCTGATACGGTTACAGGGCCTGCTAAAACTCCTGAGTCCATCGTTTGAACATCAGAAATAGTAGAGGCATGTGTTGTTACGTAAGTTGTGGCTGTCATAGCTGCAGACGGAGCTCTTTTTGCGGGGTAAGTACAAAACACAGTTTTAGTTCCTACTTGAAAATCCACTTTGTTATCTGAATTTGAAGAGGAGATAACGGTATCTCTAGAAAGTGTATCAGTAGCTGAATCAGTTACTGTACCAATACCGACTTCAAAATCAGCTGTACCATCATGTGAAATACAATAGAAAGTATTATTAGTGTCACCGATACCAGCAACAAAAGTTTCGAAACCAACTTCCGTTCCTGTTAAACTAATAGTAGCAGTTCCAGTAGACGTACTTGTCTGTTTAACTCTGTCATTTAATACAAAAGCCATTTATTTAATCCTTAATATTACGCGTCGCCTAGTCTTAAAATAGCATTTGATGAATTGTTAGCAGGAAACTGAATGACGAAATCACCATTCGTTGCCGTTTTATTTCCACCAAAGTCTAAAACTAGAACCAATTCATTTCCACCACCAGTGGATTTGTATATTGCAGCTCCTGCAGCAGTTAAAGTTACAGATGGAAAAGTTAAATCACCAAAGTCTGTGAATGATGTTGCAGTTGTTCCATCGACTCCAGTATTTGTTAAAGTGTTTCCTCCTGTAGTGTAATTAGTCCCTGAAGGATTAACTTCACCTTGTCCTACTCCAGATAAGTACACTGTTGAAGATGTACTATAATTACTTATGCTAGTATACAAAGCACACTTAAAAGCGTTTCCTCCATTACCTGAAGTATCAAAATTAAAAGTTCCTTTTAATAATCCAGCTTTGAAAGAATGAGGTACTATGTTTGCCATATTTTATCTCCTTAGTATTTTGATGGTGACTCTGATTTTATAGGAGTACGAATAGCACCATCGTTATATTCGTCTCTGCGTCTTCTACCTTGTTGCTCGATAGAATACGTTTGTACTGCTCTTCTATAAGACGCTTCGTAGTATTGTAACATATCTGCCGGCCCTTTCAAGTATCCATAAGCTTCTACCAAAGAAGCGTATAGAAGTAAATCTTGATATTTATTTGATAGATATGTTCCTGTGCCACTCACAGAAGAATCAGTTAAACTTGTTGGCTGTTTAATATATGCCAGGGTAATTTCATATGTGCTATTTGGTGTGGGTGCTACAACCCAAAAATTAGCATCCCAGTTAGCATAATATTTAGGCAATCCAGCTTGAGTTCCCGGTGTATTATAATATTCAGCCATAAAACTAGTATCTCTTTTTTCTAAAAATACTTGATTATTATTTGAATCTTTCAATTGAACGTATCTTATAATTCTTAAATCAGATGGAATAGTTACATATCTATTACCGGTTGCTAAATTAGATGTAGCATAAAATCTGTTATCATCAGAATCTGATTCTCTGTATATTCTGTTTTCTGCGTTTTGAATAAATCTATTTAATACAGCTGAAGATAAAACAGAGCTGTCAACCTCTGTGTAGTTTCTAATATCATCTTGTAAGTTTGTTAATGTGTATGCCATATTATGGTGTTATAGTTACTGGACCTGCAGTAACTGTCATTCCTCCCGAAGTTTCTGTAACTGTTGCATTTGATCCTGCTGCAAAAGTATACTTGTCTGTTCCTGTAACTGTTATACTAAATCCTGATCCATTTTCAAATGTAGAAGCTGTCAATCCACCTGGAGATCCTTGTACATTTCTAAATCTAACTGTATCATTTGTGCTTCTGCCATGACTAGGTTCAGTAACTGTAACTGTTCCACTTCCTGATGTTAAAGAAAAAGGATTTCCAGGTAATAAGTTTTGTGTAGCTGGCTCTGTTCTTGCCGGTCTTGCATCTTGTAATCCTTGTGGATCACCTACATGTGTTTTTGGTTCTAACTGTGGATGTTTTGCTTCAAATTCTGATACGTGAACTCTTGATCCATTCCATTCTTTCACCATCTCTTTGTATGGAAATTCCATACCTGATCTATCTGATATAAATTTTGCGTGTTTTCCTCTACTTAAATTTGCCATTATACACTCGGGTAATAAGTTTTAGGAGTTATAAAAGAACTAGAAGAAGAACCATCTTCGTTTAATGCTCTTTGTAACTCATCTTCATATAACATTTTTAAAACTTGTATTCTGTCTGGTGCATATTTTTGTGCTAAGTAATATGACAGACCTGCAATCATACATGGAACAAATCTAAATGGTACATCTGCATCATTAGTATAAGCTCCTGCATCTTGAATTCTTTTTACATAATAATAATTTAATTTTTTTCCTGCTTCATCAGTTCCAGGAGTTAAGTATAAAGTTATTGTAACTCTATCTATTAGTCTTTGTACATAATATTGAGTTGGAATACCGGTATCAGTTTTATTAGACAATGCTTGATAAGCTGATCTATTTATTTTTGTTAATGGAAAATCTACATTATCAGCATTTCTAAAAGATGCTTCTAATACATCATCTACTCCATAAACAGCAGTTGCACTTGATGTACCATCAGATGTTGATCTAAACATCGTATAAACATTTTGATTATTAACTAATGTTATGTCGTTGTTTGCAATTTCCCAATAATGTAATCCTCTATTGGACCACTCTTGAAAAAGAATATTTAAAGATCGTCTAGCTGATTTTAATTGATATCCACTTACGCCTTGAATACCTATTCTTTCGTAGGATTCTTCTACAATATCTGCAATAGAAAATCCTTTTTCGAACG